ACCTTGTTGCTCGCGGAAAACATCTTTCCATTCATCAGCTCGTTGCTCATAAACTCCGTCAAAGACCTCGTTCAAAATAGGTTCAACTACTGAACGAAAGTCGGTACTACGCATTGGAGTAGCCATGTTCTAGTCCTCCCCTAACTTATCGTGTTAACTGCAGCATTATACTGCATTTCGTTGATACGAACCGTAACATCGACGTAAGCGTCTGTCAAAGCATTATCAGCACCACCAGCAACTCCGGTGATTTGAAACTGCCCTGATGTCCCTTGAAGTACTGTCAATGAAGTGGTTGAAAGACCAACTTGAGTTGATCCTCCTGGAGATGCCACTGTCCAATCGGCTTGTTTTCCAATAGAAGCTTGAATCGTAGTTCCAGAAGATGGGTTCGTGTACATTACGTCGTAAAGGATTGCAGGATCATCATAGACCCAACAAATTATTTCAGTTCCGGCAACACTAGCTGGCCAATAAGGAGACAATTCTGGTCTACCTCCTGTGCCTTGATATTGAACTCCGGCAAAAATTCCTAAAATATTGACGCCTCCAGTTGTACCCGAACGAGTTCCATCGTTGGTAGCAAGTTGGACAACACCGTTGTCCGTTAATTTAACAGGATCGCCTTGGAATACGTTTTGAGCGTATCCAGAAGCAATCACGTAGGCTTTCGCCGTGATTCGACCACTATTGTGGTAGGATGGACGGAAGCCAAATGGTGCGCTTGTCGCTGACATAGCAGTAGCTCCTTTTGGTTAATAAATTGTTACACGTCAGACAAGATCAAATTGACCCTGCCTCTCTTGTCCCAACCCCTTATTGCCATCACCTAATGTTACACTACTGCCTGACGCTCTTGCTTGTTCTTCTAAAAACTCTGCTGTTTCTGTCAATTTACCTTCTTCACGATTTGGCGCATCGTGATGCGCTTCCATCATAAATTTTTCATAAAGTGACATAGGCAACTTAAAAGCCAGCATCTCATTAACCCCTATGAAACCTTGCCATTCACCAGTTTTTATAGAAGCGTATTCCCAACCAGGAACTTCTTCAGGTTTAACTGGCTCATATCCTAAACGGATACGTTGCTGTATAGAATCACGAGGGTTAGTCGTAGTTAGCCAGCACATGTGCCAGCCAGGAATATCTGGTAAGTCCGGAAGACTGGACTGAAATAAATTTTGACGGAACATTTCTACCCGCTCATCCTCAGTAACTTCCCGATTTTCTGTGGTATTACGGTCTACCATCGCACGGTTGTTACGGCCTTCATCTGCAGATTTTGTTTTTCGTTCGTCTTTCACAATTCGCTCCTTTCAGCGATTAGTTTTATTATGTTTTCAAACATCAAAAAAAGCAAGTTAAAAGTTTTATCCGTTTTCTTTGTCGTATTCAGCATATCTTTTTACATACTTCATACGCAAGACAGGATCATCCCAAACGCCTGCTTCTATCAATGCTTGTTTTCTTTCGGGGCTGATGTAAACTTCTTTTCTGGTAGATGCAGGAGCGTATTCTTTTCCAGAACCAACGGCTGGGCCACCTCTTGCTTTGCGAACAGACTTTTTAGGAGTTTCATCAAATCTATCAGGAATTCTTTTTGCAGACCTTAATCTCAACTCATCCCAATAATCTTCTGACCTAGGATTGAATCCTTCGCGAGTCAAAGCTGCATCAATAGCCATCACAACAGCTGAATCTTCATCACGACCTTGACTGTCGTACCAAGGATTTTCATCCATGAATTGTTTGGCGTGATACATTGTTTGTTCGTCAACAGAAGGAGGTTGTTCAGATTGTTTTGCTGTGTAATTTTTTTGCTGGCTTAATTGTTGCATTTTTGCCAAAGCGACATCACGGTATTTCATAGCTTTCGCTACGTCTCCCCCATTGCCGTCTTCAACTGCTTTGGCTATAACACGATCTGCCATCTCAGCTTCTTTTTGAGCTTGCGCGATACGTTGATCAAAATTAGAAACTTCAACTTGAGCAGATCTTTTTTCTTGCACAGTTAATCGTCGTTCTAAGTCATCATTTCTAGACCTTAGAAAATCTAGCTCAGTTTTGTCTCTTTTTATCGCGGTGTCTCGTCTTTCTTTTCTTTCTTGCTTTTCTTTGCGTCTTCGCTCGCGGATCGCTTCTCTTTCATCATCAACCTCATCAACAGTTTCTTCTTGTTGAATCGGTTCTTCTTCAGGCTGTTCTTCTACTACAACTAACTCTTCTTCAGAATTTTCTTTAACTTCTTCGTCTTCGTCTACCTCAACTAAAGTTTCTTCTACAGACATCTCTTATCTCCTTATCAGATAAATGCTTTGACTTTTAATGGGTCTCCAGTTACTTGACCAATGATATCTAAATCATTAAAAATAACAAACATAGCTTTTTCACCCATAGGTTTTTCGTCCAATGGAACTTCCCATCGATCTCCACCATATTTTGGAACTCTAACAAAATCACCTTGGCTGCACCATTGGCCTTCTGGCCAACTTTTCATATCATTTCTATTTTTAAAGGCTAATGGGCCAACAGAAATAACTTTGCCAACCTGCGTGTTCCACTTTTCTGTGTCTTTGGAATCAGTGGTCAAAATGATTCCTCCGGCAGTTTTACTTTTTGCTGTTCTTATTTGAACCAGAATGCGACTTCCGAAAGGCTGTATTCCCGAATCAGTTTCAGGAAAAGCCTCTTTCAATGCATTCTCATAATCCTTTGTCACTATATTTCTCCTCATCCAGAAGTGTTAGGAGTACGTTGATAGCTTCTTCAAATCCAGCTACCATCCCAACGCGATACCCGTACTCAAAAACATCACGTTGTTGGGGTCGTTTCAAAGCATCAAGCGCAAATGTTGCTTGATTCTCCTTGAGTTTGTTTAAAAGTTTTTCAGTTACCATTTAAAAACAGGCCTGACATTAAACTTCACCAGTTTGTTTGTACCGTTGCTTTTGTCCTTGATACGAGCCACCTTTGCTGTAACCTTTGGTTTTCATAGAACCGCCCATACTCTTTTTGGTGGGTCTATTGAGAGCTTCAATTAGTTCTTTTCGCTCTCTATCGGTCATAGAACCACCAAATTCTCTCTTGATAGCTTTAAGAGCACCGTTGACTGAACTTCCTGTTGTTCTCTCCATGCTTTCCTTCATGCTTTTGCGTTCAGAATCACTTATTGCTCCACCGCTTTTGTAGCTTTTACTTTTCATCATTTTTCTCCGTATATAAATTGTCAAAAACACGATTAACATCCAAAGTGTAATCCAAATCCGACTTGCTGTAGTGGATGTGTTGTGATGGACGAAACTCTGGTGCTCCTTCTCCCAGCTCAAACCACGCTGGATGCGTAACTCTAACCCTGTTGTTTGGCAAAGCTACTATATTTCCTGTCCATTTTCCGGCATCCAGAAGTTCTAAGACGTGAGACTGCTTGTGTTGAGCAGGATCGTCTCCTATTTCTGAATCAGTGTAATCGACAGTGAAGTAATATTTTGCTGGATAAAGTTCTCCATCAATCTTAGCTATCCAAGGACAAGGTGTGCATCTGTCTAATACATAAACACTATGAGTTCTTGAAGAACAATCCCACGGTTGTGCATCGTGAGTTGCCATCGGAACAGGCCACTCATCAAATGGCGTGTCGCCAACTAATGCTGTTATAGGCATTCTCGCCCACATCGCACCGCCATGAACATTAGGTTCATCAGTGTCATATGTCTCAGCACCTGTAAAAATCATTTGAAAACTTAAACTACGACACGGTAATGTAGTAACAGCAATTGCCATTGCATGAATAAATTCACCATGAAACTGTTGATGATTAAACGTGTATTCTTTCCGCACCCAGCATTTGAAGTGTGGTATATTACTTTGTAGATATGGCATTTTCAACCAGTTTTGAAGCTGTTTCGTCTTCCCAGCTTTTGCTTCCAGACACGCCAGCAACATTATAACAAATCAAATCGTATTTTCCTTCAATATTTTCTATAATTTTAGTTTCTATGCTGTTAGGTTTAATTTTTCTTAACATCAAGACTCCAACTCATTTGCTGTTTCTCCTTGGCAGCACTCATCAATGTTTTTTCCGCAAGCGCATTGCAGATGACCGTTTACATAATGAGGTTTTCCGGAATCACTCATCAAAACACCACATTTTTCGCAAATTTTGTCTTCAACTTGAAAAATCTTTTCAAATTGTTTTCTTATTTTTTCATCAAATTCTTCATCAAATGTCATCAAATTCTCGCAATCATGGGTTTTGATCTATGCCTGTGCCTGTGCTCACAGCGACTTTCTCTCCTGATTCTATCTCCATTTCAGCTAACTCTTTTGCTGTCATGTTGTCCGAAGCATTCATTCTTTCTCTTGCAGCAAGATCTTCTTCTTTTCTCTTGTTTTCGTTCATTTCACGAGTATTCAAACGGTCTGTCTCAGACATTTGTCTTACGTTGTTTCTTTCTGTCTCAGCTAACTCTCTCAAACTCTGCAACTCTGTTCTTTGAACTCTATCAGCTTCTGATGCAGCAAGCTTGGCTTGTTCGATTTCAGCTGTTTGAGCTATTTTCAACTCTTGTATTCTAGAATTGGTTTCTAGCTTGATATTATTAAGTTGCAATTGAGCAGTGTCTTTTTCAGCTTTTTGTTGCAATTCACTTTGTTTCATTTGCGCACTCAGCTCTGCTATTTTCATAGCTTCGTCTCCAGGAGATCCCATCTCTGGCTTGAATTGTTGAGCGATTTCATTTATTTTAATTAACTCTTGCCCAAAATTGCCTAACTGCTCTTCTATAAATTTTTGAACCCTTAAAATTATTTCTACTTCTTGCTCTGCGTCGTCTCCTATCATTTTTCTTCTTTGAGCTTGGTCCACAGCTTGATGAGATTCAGCTAAATAATAATTCAACAGATGATCTCTTAAATGCATAGCCATAGGATAAAGAAACATAGGGGCTATAGTTGGATTTGAACCAAATAAAGGTGATTTAAGAAACGGCAGATGAACTTCCATATGAGCTAAGTGGTCTTGATAAGGCAAAACATAAACACCTTGTCCCATTGCAGCAGCAACATTCTCACTTACAGGATCTCTGTCTTCTGACCCTGGAACTGGGTTCAAAACTTCAGACCCTGGAACTTTTAATGTTCGCAAGAACATATCTTCCACAGCTCTTTGATCGTACATTTGAGGCATTAATGCAGCTCTTTGCATGATAGCTTGAATTTGAGCGAACCTTTGCGCCTCACTGAATATTGCAGGATTGCTTATCGGAACAACATCTGATGGGCCATCAAAATCTTCTGCGCTTATTGAAAGTCCTGCATTAACTGCATCTAACTCTTCTTGCGTGTAATATGCGCTGTTGATCCTGTGGAGGATGTTGAAGCTTCTCGCCATCGCCGAATGCAAACGAGAATGAATAGAACTAAACACAACCATGCCTTGCTCGATGATCGCCATCGTCGTGCCAACAGGCGCATTAGGGTTCTGGTCACTAAATTTCTCAAAAGAAGTTTGAACAACACCTTTTCCGGCGTCAACTAAAAATCCTAACAATTGAAATAATGTTGGGCTTGGTCCAGCGAACGGCAAAGGCATAGCTAACTTGCGAACATCGTCCACCAGTGCGCCACCTTCCATCTCAACTATCTCAGTTGGTTGAACATTTAGAGTTTGACCGTTTGGTCCACCTTTTAGCTTCAAAAGAGTTGGAACATTTTGAATGTAAGCTGAATCTAATAAAGCTCGCAGTGCTCCGGTTGCTGCACCGCTCAACCCTCCGATCATGTGTGTCAGTCCGATTGGGTAAGCACCTCGCCAAGGGATGAATGGGAATTCCACCATCCAATCTAATTCTTTTTGTCTTTCGTCTTCTTCTTCCCAGTTTCGATATAATGACAGAGGTTTGTCAGAAGATTTGTCAATAGAAAGAATGTATGGGGCAAGGCCGTAATCATCTTCTATTTCTAAATATGTATAAACTTCGTAAATTGTTCTCAAACCGTCTTCGTTGTAAGATGTGTTTTGTTTGCCCTCAATTTTTTCGTTTGCTTGTTCTGCTTTTGAAAATTCTGGCTGGTTTGGACTTCCTAAATCTACGTCAGAATACATTCCAGCTTCAACTCGTTTTTGATATTCCATGTGCGTGATGTATTGTACGTGCGTCTTGCGTTCTGCAGTATAAAAGTTAGTAGCAGAAAAAGGAAGATAAACATCGTCAATCGGCACGAACTCAGATGTTGGCCTGTTGTGTTGTGGGTTCCACATATACTTCATGTATTGACCGCCACCCAAAGGTAATTGCGTAGACAACTGCTCTAACTCAGAACGAAACTCTACCATCTGTTCTGTGGCTTGCCAATTCATAAACTCTGTTTTGCGTTGTGCTTTTTCTACTTTCTCTTTGTCAGTTTCACCTATGATCTTAGATTTCACAGGACCATTTGGGGGGAATATCTCTTTGATGAACCTAGCTGAAAAGTCTACACAAGCTTCAACCAACATCGGATGCACCACTTTATTTGCTCCAGCAAATTGTGCTCCTCCTGGAGCGTCATCACCCAAGCCTGTTCTGCGCAACCCCTCTTCATATTGTTTGTCTCTTTTTTGTCTCGCTTCTTTGTCACGATCTATCTTTGTCAAAAGATCGTTGATGCAATTTCTTAATTTAGAACGATCAACGTCGTCTACAATGTTGGCAAAATGCTCTGAACCTTCTTTAACAGACACAGACTCTAGTTTTATAATTGCACCCCCGTCTTCTGTGTCTTCAACTTCTAGCTCTTCCTCCGGCATTTCAACTATAGTCATTTCTTCTTCTGTTATTTGTACGTCTGCCATGTTAATCTCCAAGCACGTCTGCTATTAATGCATCAATGTCTACTGAACCGCCTCTTGAAAGACCATAAGAATAAGCTTTTTTTACTTCTAAAGCCTCACGACCACCAGCTATGTTGGCGTTGTACCAACGAGCCATGTGATCTACAAATTCTTGTCCTCCGAAAAATCTTCTAATTCTCTTGCTGTTCAACATGCTTTGAATTTTAGAAGCTTCGCTATCAGTTATTTGTTCACCAGTAAGACCCATTCTTTCCATCATAATGTTCCAACCGTCTTGAATTTCACCAATTTGATAGGTGTCTATGATTTCCCAACTGTCCTCAATAATATCGCCTTCCAAGCCATCCATGTTGTCTAATGTATTTTGCAGCCAATCTTGATATTCATCATAATT